ATCGATACCGATAGAGGTTAGTATGTTTGCGATATCGTTGTTAGTCATCCCCGTGCGGTAAAGCAGCTCGTCAAAGTAAAAGCTGCCATTAGCCTCATATACCGCAACGAGAGCCGTGGGATCATTTGTGAACCCGAAGTCCATTCCATAGGATAGAAGCTTTGCATCTGTTGGGATCTCCGACTGCCCGTACTGGAATATCGTAGCCCTACTCATACCCCTTTCCCCCAGACCATAGATACGCCAGTAGTCATTGTCCGTATCCTTGAGCCGTAGGATTTCATCCTTTATGCTCTGATCTAAAAACATATTGTCCAGATACGTGGTCTGGTAGAAGTCGCAGTCATCTCTTGGTACGACCTTATCATAGATCCAATGGAATGCATCCGAAGGGTTGTAGTCAAGTATCGCCCGATCCTCTGTTCGCATTATCAACTGCTGCCAGTCCTCGTAAGTCAGCTCATTAGCTTCGTTAATGTAAAGGAGGTTGCGCTTGCGCCCCCTTATCTTCTGGGGTTGGTCGAGGCTGATGAACTCCACAAGGTTCCCATTCAGATAGTACTCGCTATTCGACCTATTGTGGTAGATCTCATTGTAGAGGTCGTGGTTGCGGAGGATCTCAAAGAAGTCCCTCATAACAGAAGCCCGGAGCGCAGGGAACGTCTTACGGCAGATTGTGATCGTCTTGCCTTCGTTCTTATCCGTGTAATAGAATATGATCCATAGCAGGATGTTGTATGTCTTTCCGCTACGGGTACCTCCCTGCTCAACGACTATTTTCTTAGTGCTTCGCTTTAGGTGGCCATATACCTTATTGGTACTAATCTTCGCCAAGCACCTCTATCTGAAATAGCTTCGGGGTCTGGATGTCCACCTCTTGCCTCTCTATGTAGCCCCTCTTCTTGCCCTTAGTCTTTAGAAAAAAGATAGTAGCGGTGGAGTTGCCCTCCTTTATCTGCTTGTGCAGTTGGCTCTCTGCGAAGTCAATTGCTACGTCTGATAGTTCTTCGACTGCTGCTTTGTATTCTTTGTCCTCTTGCATCCATCGGTAATGCGTTTGCCGTGCGATGTCAACGCTCTTGCAAGCGGAGGTCACAACCCCTAAAGATTTCTCCAACGCTTCGAGCATTGCCTTTTTATGGATGTCACTACTTGTCATAAGGCTTGCCGTTTATTTTGATTTCAAGGGATGGGTCAAGCTTGTGCATTCGGTCTATTATGACTTGGCAATACTTCGGGTCAAGTTCCATACCATAACACTTGCGGTTGAGTTGGTGTGATGCTACCATTGTTGTTCCTGTTCCGCAAAATAAATCAAGTATGGTTTGATTCGTGGTAAATGTTTTAATCACCCATTCAGGAAGGTGCATTGGGAATGTTGCCCCGTGATGTTTTGCAAATTCATTATTTCTCTGCGGTGGGGCAGAGTATACATTTTGAACCGCCCTAAACTTACCCGTTGTAATTGCTTTGGTTGGATTTGTCTTTGGTGACAAAAACAAAATAAACTCAAACGTACTTGCCATTACATTTTCAGCAACGTGAGGTGCAGCGTGTTCCTTGTTCCAAATTGCAATATCAATCAGATTTTGTTTGTAGTCATTAATCAATGACAGGAATGCTATCTTATTGTTTGCCAACATTTGTATGTTGTATGCGACCACTTCGCAATGCTTCAGAGCGTTGTTTATGGTAGCTTCGCATAATTGCTTCCAATCATCGGGGCTTTGTTCGTCATTGTATGATTCATACAAATTTGCTCTATTAGCACTTGCCATATTCCCTGACAACTTTGCACTATCCCCTGCATTATATGGTGGTGATGTAAAACAAAAAGCATCCTTTGTGTTGTTCATAAGCCTTGCGACTGCATCGCTATCGGTAGAGTCCCCACATAGCAGACGGTGGTTGCCTATCTCTATCAAGTCCCCTAAAACTACGTCTGTCTTTATTTCGGATGGTGCTTCGTAGTCATCCTCTTCGGCTTCAAGCACAGGGGTATTGTCAAAGGGTAACTCAAGCCCCCAATCTTCTAATGCCTCTACATCCCATTGGTTAGCGAGCAAGTCCCAATCCCATTCTCCGAAGCCTACGTTATCCTTAATGATAAACTCACCCTTCTGCGCATCGGTCAGTTGGTCGGCAACGATGATGGGCACCTCTTTAAGCCCTGCTGCAATACACGCCTTTAAGCGCATATTCCCCCCAAGCACTACCATATTGCCATCTACTACGACTGGGCGCAGCTCAAGCATCTCTGGGAACTCCTGTATGGACTTTACCAGCTTCTTGAACTTATCGTCTTTTATTATTCTCGGGTTACTGGGGTTTGGTAGTATTGTACCGATTGTTGCTCTTTGCATAACTAAATAACTCTTTTTGATAGGTGATGGTTGTGAACCTCGTAAAGGTAGTCCTTCTTTAGATTGGTTCCGAAGTCTGCCTCGTGATGGCAAGTCCTGCATAATGCCATAAGGTTTTCGATATTATCCCGGATCTTGCTCCCTCCCATCCCTCTGGGCTCTATATGGTGTATGTCTATCGCTTGGGAACCGCAGACCTCGCAGCAAATGAAGTCGGTTACATCGTAACCCATTCCATCAAGATAAACTTTTGTATGTTTTTTCAATTGCCTTATAGTTTTTATAGAATCCTTGCTTTTTGATTTTAGCAGCAATGCAAGAATAGCATTCGTTGAGGTGCTTTGCTAAATCTTTAGCGGCTGCAAATGTTTCAAGACCATCATCGCTGACAATCGTATACGTCATCCTACCAAGCTTACCATTGTGCATGGCGTGAATTGAGTTCTCTGATGCGGTTACCCATTCAAGGTTTGATGCTTTATTATCTCTCTTGTCTAAATTCTTGTGGTTTACAAATGGCTTGTTGCTCGGATTAGGAATAAACAATTCGGCAACGAGTCGGTGTACCCTTTTGCGAAATGATGTGGTTGGGTTTACTGAAATGTACCCATCCTTTGTTTTTTGCAGCTTGAGCATTTTGTATTTCTCGCATCTTGGGTCTTTATTGACTCTGCGTACATTGCCCATATTGCTGCACTCGTATTTGCCATCAAGTTCAGGTATGGCTTTCCAAATCTCCTCCATACCTAAATAACCGCATATTACTACATTTGTTGCAATATGTGTCAGTCGTAGCATATCCCATCGCTTTGAGATAGACCTTCGTATGTTTTTTCAAGCCAAAGCATTGTAGTAGCAAAGGGGCTGATCTACGCAGATAAGCGATCCCTGCCTTGCGGCTTCGCCTGCAAAAATGCCATCGGCCTCGTAGCTCGTTTCAAAGCGAAGGGTCGGTAGATCATAGGGCTTAAACATATAGCAGGCCGTATCTATGTTCCCGACTCGGGGTTGGTCGGTAGGCCGTAGCCTTCCCACTTGTCCCCACGTTACGATTGAGCAATCGAGGGAATTTAGATTGTTCCATTCCTCTATGAATTTTGGATGCAGGATATTGTCATCGTCCAGATAGTACACCCAATCCTCTTTGGTAAAGGAGTCAGCATACAATTCAAGGAACTCATTTCGCAAGGGGTGTCCCCAAGATCCAGAACGGGTAGAGTAGTGGGTTATGGATGCGCCTGTTGCTCCCTTGAAGTCGCAATTTGCGTCCATCATAACAACCCACGTTGCATACTCTGGGATGCATCGCTTTATCCTCACAAGGTTTTGAGGCCTTGAGCAGGGAGTTACGATATAGAGCATTTGCGCTCAAGGTACTTTACCCACATCCGAGCAGCTACTGCCCTGCGTTGGGGTTTGAACGGGTAGGTGCTACGGAGCTGCGCCATCGCTATCCTCATAAACTGATCTTGCATTATTCTTTGGTGTTTGAGGTGTTGCAAAAAATGCAACGATTGGTTTGATGTTAAAGTTTAGTATTCCAATAGTATTCGCACTTGCCGTTCTTGATTGGTATTCCAAAGAAAAACGACTGATACATCTCCCGAGGGGCGGTGTAGCGATAGCAGGTTTCTTTTAATGGGCAGCCTTCGCCTGTGCATTTAGTGATATCGGTCATAACGTGCCTACTATTGTATAAGAGTCTAAGTCCTCGCCTAAGATAAAGAATTGCTTGTATAATTCAATAGCCTCCAAAGTCTTACGCTCTCCCTCTGCTACGAACTCTGGACTCACAGAGTAAATCCCTATATCCAGACTCGCCTTGTCAATAGCGATAAAGTAAAACTTGTCAATCGGTACCCCGAAGAGTCGGGTGTAGATAAATGCCTGCACATCGTAGCCATATTTCTTTGCAGAGTAAGGGAAGGCTCGGAGGTCGGTTGTTGTTTTTAAGTCAGCTAAGAATCCGTCTGCATAGATGTCAGCCTTAGCCCGGAACGGAAGGCCTCCAATTATACCGATCTTCGGCACCTCAAACTCGCAGCCCGTGATAAGCCCCAGCACGTTCTCATTACGAAGCAGAGCATCGGATATCCTCTGAGCCTCGTTATACTCCTTCCGGGTGCAGAGATTACGCTTGCCCTTTGCATCCTGCCAAGCCTTTGCGTTCTTACTCTGCACCTCAATCACCTCATAGTCCGCTACCTTGTGAGGCTCTAAAGCCATAAGGTGAACGAGCCGACCTACTGCAAATGCATCGGAGTCCTCGCTGCCATACTTCGTGACGTAGTGATACGTCTTAGGTGATGTCAGCAGGAGTTTGCAAGCACTGGAGGATAGAGCGTTCTTGCCGAGTACCCCGTAGTAAAAGTCATCATCGTGCATCTTCTCAAGGATTGTGTCCATATCCCAAGTGCTTCCGTCAAGTAGTTCTATAATTTTCATTTTGATTCAGTTTTAAATGTTGCTTCGTACCATTGGTCAAAAGGCACACGAAGCAGGGCATCCTCGTAGGCCATACGCAAGGTGACTTTCTCAATCAGCTCAATGTCTTTGAGGATTGATTCGGATATGTCTGCCGACTTCAGTTGTCGGAGTAGTTGGGATATAGTTTCGTATTTCATTTTTCAGCAAATTTTTTAATCATATAATCTTCGTACCGACTGCAATAGTATTTCATCGCATCGTAATAGTCTTCGTGCATCGGGAAGTCAATCATAAACTCCTCTACGCCATCTGCACCGGGGCGAAAGCCATCGAAGTGCATTAGTACTGCAAGCTGGTCTGCATTATACCCGTATGAAAATATGTCTCCGGGCTCAATGTATACTATTTCTTTGCTCATTCCTCAGAAGCTACGCTGGTTGCCCAGTTCATCCACTTAATGTAGATCTCTTCATCCATATCCGGTACATTGCCTTGGATGGATGTAACAGGATAAGCGGTGGTATTCGTGTACCCATCCTCATTGTAAGACTCTTCGATGTAGGTAATATCCAGTTCGTAATTGTAAAAGTCCGCAACGTGGATATACCCGAGCCACTTAGCGAGGATTTCATCGGAGTTCTTATTGTCGGGGTCGTAGTCCTCCAGAGCATCCCAATAAGACTGCGGCAGTAAATCGGCTTGCTCAAGCCAGAACTTTAAGTCGTTGTAGGTAAAGATCATTTTATAAGTTAATTAGAAATTCAACAAAGGCGAGACTGCCGATAAGGCAAAAGATAATCGCAGCAGAAGCGATCGTCTTGGCGAGGTAAACTTTGAATTGGTACATCTGATTGGTTTTATTTAATTCTTGGGTCATAATTGAGGTTGATGTTGCGTTGCATAAGCACAATTCTAAACATCTCCTTCATTTCACGAGCGTTCTTTTTGGAAGAGCGGTCAATAGCATTTTCAAGTTTCGCAGACCAAGTGTTGTACTTCTCAATAATGCGTTCAGTAGGTAAATTCATAACGATTGGTTTTTAATTATACCCAAATATAACACAACTTTTTGAATTACCAACAATCCAAGAAAAAAATAAATAAAAAAAAGAGGGCTACTTGCCCTCCTTCCATTTAGCGTAGCATATTGCTAACGCTTGTTCTGCTGATTCAGATTCGCCTAATGTTATCTCCATACAACGCTGGATGTAGTCGGCTTGTTTTTCACTTGTTTTGGGTTCTGGGATTGGCATAAAAAATACATTTAGATTTAGGGACACGATAGAACTCATCCAAGCCATTACGCTCAGTTGTTACTATTGTTTTAATTTCACGATACTCTTCCTTGTAGATCTCAAAGCTATGCGCCAGAAGTAGGGCTTCGGTCTCTCCGCATACGATCACGTACCAGAAGTCCCCGTATTTCTTTTTTCTACCCAAGAAGCTCACGGTATCAAACTTAAAAGACTCTGCATCCGAGAACGGGTATTTGTGCTTTACCTCTACCTCGAACCCTACCTGCTTATCCGCTTTGCTATCATAAGCAACTATGTCAACCTTGTAATCCTCGATCACCTTGTCCACTATCGTGAACCTATTGCCGTGGGAGGTAAGCCATCTCATAACGACCTCTTTGCCCCAGTCATCGTTACGATCGTAGGATGCTTGGACAAACTTCCGGGCGTTATACTTCATAAGCCGTATGTAGGTCGGTGAGGTTCTTGATCCATTTAGCCCATAGTCTCGGACTGCAGGTGCAGGGTAGATCATATTTATGCCTAAAGACCCGTGCGTGGATCTCTGCTATGCGTACCCTCTGAACGTGCGTAAGCTGATTTGTTCCGATAAAGGATCCGATTAAATCGTACTCTTCCTTAGTCAAGCACTCCGGATTGTTAATCGGGAACATTTTATTGAGCTTTGCCTTACGTGCATCGCATCCGCAGTCCACCCCCGTGGCTTCGCTAAACCAATCGACCGCAGCTTTGATTCCAGTAGCGGTAGTGATTGACTCCACTACGTCACCCAAGCCCTTCGGCTTCCTTCCACGCTTTGTAGCTGGGCTCTGTTCGTTGTTTGATTTCATCTTTTGCTATTTTTAGGGTGTTGCGTAATGAGTCTCTGGATATAGTAGTGCCTCGGGCGAGGCTGCTCACGGAATGCTCAAGGCTTAGTTTTAGCACTTCCTTGTCATACCATCTGAGGGTCTCGACTTGATCGTTTAAGGTAGTGAGTAATTCCTCGTATCGGGCATCCAATTCGTAGGGGTATTGCTCGTCTGTTGCTTGCAGCCATTCATCGAGTTCCGTGATATCCCCGAAGCTGATCTTCTGAAATTTCTTTTTTGCGGTCGAGAGCTTGATGCACAGGTTAACGCAAGCCCGGTAAACAAAAAAAAAGTTAACCTTCCCATCTTGTGCAAAGTGAGTCTTGCCATCTGCCTCCAGAAGCAGGAGCCGTAAAAATACTTCCTGCACCACATCCTCTGCCAGCTCAAAATCGCCAGCATAGCCTTTAATAAAGTTCGCTAACTTGTAGCGGTTCTCTATGTAAAAGGCTGCGATCACCAGACAAACTCAATGATTATAACAAACAATGCAAACTGCAGCTCGTGCTGTAAATCATCGCCATCCATATCCGTGGTTGATGCGTAGTTTACTCCGAGTAAGAATCCCGTGAGAGGCCAAATGTTTACATTAAAACTCATTAAATGTTTTCTTTAAGGTTAAGTATAGTTCTTTGTACTTAGATAACTCTACTACGACCTCATTGAGTTTATTTAGTTCCTGCATCAGCCCTTCAAAGTCGGGTTTGTCAATTGTTGCCATAGGGTTTTCCTCCAGAACGCAACACGCTACATTGTAGTAATGCAGATAGTCCCCATAGATCAATCGGGATTGATGCATCCTAACGGCATACGCTACGCTGCTATGGTCTTTGTTTATGGCCTCTCCTAATTCGTGGAGGCTTGCGTGGCTTCGGAATGCTGAAACGAATGCTGCACGGGCGGTGCTCTCTTTATGCGCTCGGCTTCCGTTGTCTTGGAATCCCAGACGGGCATAGTATTGTTCTTTAGATACTTTTAGTTGGCGTATTTCGAATGGTCTCATTTGCATTTGCAGTGTTTAGCCCTGCCCTCTTTGTGATTGGTTATTATTTTGGTAATTGGCATAGTGTAGTGCTTGTGATCCGAAAGTCTTTTGAACTTTATTTCGCTCGCCCACTCCACTAATTTGTCATCCTTGTCTTGGATTATTGTATAATCGATCACCAGATAGTCCACCCCATCGACTGCAAAGCATTCGTACTTCTGGAACGGACTGAATATCTGTTTCACAACTGATCCTCTATTATGCCCTGCAGCCTCTGGATCTCGTAGATCATTTGCTCGGAGTCAACCCGGAGCTTTGAGTTCGCCAAGTACATCTCGTTCATTTTGCCTTCGGTGAACTGGCGGTAGTCGATAAACTGCTGCAGGAGTAGGTCTGCATAGTGGCAGCTCATAACGTGGTGAAGCAAGTCATCCTGTACCTCTCTTCCGTTTGCTTTGTCTGCTGCTTGCTTCGCTAACCACATCGCAGTACCTGCCAGCATTAGCTGCTTCTCCCGGATGTATAGATCGTGGGTGTCGTCAGAAGGGTACATCGCTCGCAGGTGTTTCATCTAATTTAATCGGCAGCAAGTTACGTCCATTTATTATAAACCCCACGTTACCCAAAACGCTCTGCAAGATTAACGGAGTTTCGAGAGGCGTGATCCTGCCTCCGGACTCCATCTCCTTGACCTTCCTCACGTGGATGTGGGTGTAGATCCAGTCTGTCTCGTGAGCAGCAAAGCGGTGAATCACGATCACGCAGTCGCTTCTGTTGCCCCACTTGCCCCCACCTTCTATGTCCGAAGTATTCGGAGGCATCGCCATCCCCTCATACTTATGGCCTTTGTAAAAGGTCTTCCGCATCGCCTCCGTTACTGGGTGTGCGTTTACGATTGTCGTTACATTATTCTTGTGAGCGAATACCCGGAGGGCGGAGGCGACCTCATAATGGTATTCGTGCATCCCAGTCTTGCCGAGTTTCTTTTGATCCGTGGATAGGGAGTTGTAAGGATCGATAAGGCACCCGGTATAGTTCCATTCGTTCTTAATCGAGTCCATTACCTCCAGAAGTTCGAAGGCGGTGAATAGCCTGTTGCCATCTATAAACTGGAAGTACTCATTTATAAAGTCCAGCTTCCTAAACATTATGCCTTCATCAATCCCTTGGATGGGTTTACATACGAGGAACTCGATTAGCTTTCGCTTGAGGCTCGGCACCTCGTTCTCTGCGGAATAGATCAGCCACTTCTTGCCGAAGTTATACGACTGCAAGAGCATAAGGTATAGAAGCGTGTGGGTCTTGCCTACGTTGGCGTGGCCGACCACGACTACGAACTCCCCATCTTTGAGTCGTAAGTACTGATCTACTTCATAGACTCCGAGCTTTCCGGTGTCATAGTATTTGCCCTTGAGGGCTCTCTGGAGGTATGGTAACGAAGATTCGTTACTAAGTAAGTCTGGATGTATCATTTATTCTGATTGGTTTACAAATATAGAAAAATAATTGACATAAAAAAACCCCTCCTAAGAGGGGCTTCACGTAACGGCCATTAAAAAACCAATCAGAAAGGGTCGTTACGATTTGCGAAGTGCTCAGTATGTGAGGCAGGGGCTGCGCTCTGACCGGACATCCAAGCGTTGAAGGTCTCTGCATTAGCGAGGATCGTGTTAACATCGTGCTTCGCAGCACAGGCATACTCGACTGCAGCCTTTAGAGCTACCTGTCGGATAATTGAAAGTGAGCGCTCATCGTTATTTTTAGGCGCAGATGGAGCTGATTGGTTATAGCCTCCTCCACCACCAAAAGCATTAGCACGTTGGATCTTTACCGTGCCCTTCTCGTTCTTGGTGTACTCCACCTCTTCGCCTACGGCATAGGGTGGGGTCTGGGATTTAGCAAAGGCAGTGCCGAAGTCGCCATTGTCGAAGCGTACTTCGAGTTTGAAGAGATCCTGCCATTGCCCTGTCGGGGTGATTGAAATAATTTTAGCCATAATAGATTGGTTTTAGATAAATAGAATTGATTGCTGCTCCAGAATCTCGATACGAGCTTGAAGCTCTTGTATCCTGTTTTGAAGTGCTTGGATTTGTGCTTGTTGCACTTGCACCATTTCGGTGTAAACGTCTTGAGAAAATGATAAAGTCATAACTTGATTGGTTTTAAGTTATACAAATATACAAAACTATTCCGATACAACCATACCAGTGAAGGTAATTTCTGCCGTGTCTTTTGTAATTGTCGTATCGTGAACCATCTTCAGAGACTTCACATATTTGCGTGAGTCATCCTTTACGCCACCCCAAGTCTTAAATGTGTCAAGGGCAAACTTCACCGCCATAATGGCATTGTCAATATCGTAGCGGTAGTTGACCTTGCATAAGATTTGTACATCCGTGATCTGCTCGCAGTCGTACTGCTCAAGCTGAAGCGTGACCTCTTGGCAATGTTTAGTCTTTGCCTTTGCCCGGACAGTCCAATGCTTAGATGCATAAAATGCATTTAGGCTTGGCACTTTGCCGACTACAATCTTGTAGCTCAGTTGTCTGGGATCAAGTATCCGCATTGAATTGCAAAATGCAGATCTATCTTGGCAATCTCACCGAGTAGCTCCTGCTCTTTATACTTCGCCTGTTGGCGAGATTGGTAGTCGGAGTCGCAGTTGGCCATCAGCGTAGCGCATTCCTCCAAGATAAAGTCTATCTTCCTGCGCTTGGCGGGATTAGTATAGTACTGCATACTTAGCTGTTGTTGTTTGGCTTCCTTCGCTTGTTGGTCGTTGCTCATTCTGTCGTTCAAGTTCAAATTCAAGGTGAGCGATTGCCTTCCGGATATCGTCACAGATCGGATTGTGAGGCTTCTTGCCTGCACGCATTAGATAGGTGAGGGCAGTTCCCAGATTATAATTGTCCGGCTGGAAGTCCATTACAACATCCTTTGCCTCGATCTTCAACGTCTTGCCGATGTAGTACTTTGGTGTCATTGGTCAAAGGTACATCGTCCCAGTAAATAAAAATATGGTCATTCATAGAATTATTTATTAACAAAAGTTGCGTATGTCAATTTTATTTCTTTTTTTATACAAGTTAAGTTAGTTAGTTAACTTAATCAACTTATAAGTTAACTTAAGTTAGTAGTTAGTCAACTTACAACTTAACCAACTAACTTAAAAGAAAAAGAAACTAAATAAAGAAAAAGAATAGAATCTTTGATTTGCGGGCTTCAAATGCATCAAGGTATAGAACTATACCCTTTCGCATATAAAGTCTCTTAAAACGCCCCTAATGTATCTTAAAGGGTATAATTACTCGGTTAGTTTATCTACCCAACGCTTAACGATGTAAGCACCCAGCAAAATAAGCCCGAGCATCGTAAGCCCTCCCTCCAGAGTCCATCCCCTCTGCTTCCTCTCCTTCGTTAGGATCTTGGTCTGCGTTACCCGGATGGTATCGGGCAAGCACGTAGCCTCAACGAAGACCTTTCGGTCGATGTACTGGAGCTGCAGACGCACCTTGTCTTGGTAGATGGTCGTGTCCTTGTAGAGTTCCAGAGTGTCGGTTAAGTACTTTGTCTTGGTTACAATTACCGTGTCCCTTACAATCACACTCTCGAGGACTGGTTTCACAGAAGCGCAACTGCTAAGAGCCGCAAGAGTCGCAGTCAGCAGGATTGTCCAAATTGCAAGTCGGTTGGGGTTTAGTTTCGAGTTCATTGAGCCAGTTATCAAAAGTTGAAGTACTTGGTTTTGCCATTATATTTTACTGCTTTTAAAATTTGTTTGCGATTCTTGGTATTAGAATAACTCACGTGCACCCAACTTGGCGCTTTGTCCGTGCCAAACTCCCAGATAAGCTGGTCGAAGTCTAAATTCTCCCGGATCCAATTAAAAAGAACCTCGTTACCTCCATCATACTTTAGATCAGCAGCTTGTGCTTGCGTATGCTGCGAGGTCTTGGCTCCCCCTACTTTGCTATTCACCGCAGGGCTGCGGTATGCACTCGTTACTTTCACCGCACCTAAGGCATCTCTCGTGGGTTGTAAGACGTTTTCTGCAAGCGCACGGAGGTTTCCCTCCAGATGCTTGGGTAAAGCGTTAGGAAGGCCTGTTTTTGTAGCAGTCAGTTCTGCGAGGGTAAAGTTCTTGGTCACGTTTTTAATAGATTAAACTGGACATTTTACACATTATGCGCATTTGACTTTACACTTTGCACTTTTTGCATATTGCTTAATGTGCCTTTAATTGCACAATTTGTAGTCATAATGTACAATAAAACGTACGTTAACAGGTAAAGTGCCATATAATGCACAATAAAGGGTTTGCCAAATTCCGTAGTATAACTCGGACAATCTCCGAACTGTGACAAAAAACATAGCAGATTTGTTACGAGCGACCCTGTGATTTGTAAGGCTTGGAGTAGTTCTTACTCGCCTTATTAGCAGATGCACTCTTAGAGTGCTTGCCTCGCTTCTTGCTCTTACTGATTCTTTGGCTTACCGCCTGCTGCTTTGCCATCTTGAGGGTCTTTGAAAAACATAAGTGCGAAAGCCCCGACCATAAAAGTCGAGACCTCCGTTAAAGTCGCACGGCCTCCCCAAACGAGTGTGAAGCATAGTGCTATAATAAGAAGCCCCAAGATGGTGGTCTTGGGGTTCTTGAAGATACGCTCAATTAGCATCGTTCTTTAGTTTGAGGTAGTCCCTTCGCCACTTCCAAAGAGTGTACGCAAGTGAGGCTATCAGAACCAAAAGACCTAACGCTTGATGGGCGTAGCTTACGAGAAGTCCTGCTCCCGTTAAAGACCAAGACGTTAGAACGCTATCGGCTGACTCCTTTGTCATAGCATTAAATCGCTACGGGTGGTACGGGAGGCTGGCAGTATTCAGCGGTCGGGTTCGCTACGCAGTACTCTGTCTCGTATGCTGATTCCCATCCAGCGAAAATATGAACTCCGCAAGGCGAAGGCCATACGACATAAGAGGCAAACGAAGTTGTCATTGGTTCGGCAGTCCACAAAATGTCAACTGCGTACTTTGGTGACGTTACCTCACACACTTGGTTGCCTTCGGCATCCGTTCCCCATTGGGTGCAAAGATGCCCGAGTTCCACTACTGCCGTAACCAGTTCGGGGTTCCAATAGGTGTAGGTTTCGCCTTCGGGGTCGGTACCCGTCAACTCAATCTTTGCTTTAGCCGTTGCCCATTGCGTGGGCGTGAACTCGTATTTTAGGAATTTCATAGGTTAGGCAGTTAAGGCAGCGAGGTCGCTATTTGACAATCGGGTCGGGAACAAAATGGCTTGCTTGATTGGCCTATTTTGATTAAATGGTGAACCAACTTCAGCATATGAGCCGATTTCAATTTGCGAAAGGCTTGCTGGGATGCTACCGCTTGTGTCAGTTCCTACTTGTACACCATTCACATACAAAACAAAATCGTTTGCTTTATAGGCTCCAGCTACTTTTACGGTTTGACCATTTGTCAATCCCGTTTTGGTAATTGAAGCTTGTGCGCTTGAGCCGCTAAATACTCTAAATATAACTGAATCACTTGCGCTTTGCTGAATCCATATAGCATTATCAAAAACACCAGCAGCACTTACAAAAAAGGCCATAGTCGGAGATGATGATGAATCAACAACAAACTCCGCAAACAAAGTCCCCTCCGTCTGCCCGATAAGCGAGCTAATGCCCGTTTTAGAAGCAGCATCCGCAACCCTTGTAACGCTCGTTCCCAATGTGGGGATGTACGAGGTGGCGTAGGCTCCTGCTTCAAGTTGTGCGCCCCAAGCCGAGAAGTCGGCAATCGTTGCGATTTCAGCATCCGTGTTATCAATAAACAACTCAAGTGCAGCAGACGTGCTTCCAGATACAACAAAACGCTGCCAAGAGGTCGTAATGGTGATTTTTGTTGAAACAGTTCCATCTACTCGCATCCAAATCTTTTGGCTTGACCCCGTGTTGCTCTTTAGGTATACTGAACCAGTATGTGTTCCAGCGGCAACGTAGTCTTGACGTACACGGCTATAACTACCACCTGTGCGATTTAATTGGATTCGGTCAGCATCTTGGTAGCCATCGGGTGAAATAGCATAGTTTGCCGTCTTGGTTTCACCTGCTCCGTTACCATCGGTAGCCCAAGCAGCGTTCGTAAATTGCTCGGAATATACCAAGTTGTTTGTCCGCTGCGGTTCAAGCAACAGGCGAGGGCAAGTACTATTCAAGTAGTCCAAACGGGGTAACCCACTAACAGGGCCAACGCTAACTGCTGCGCTGGTGGTGGGGATGTAGTCTGTTGCTATGTCGCCCGTTTCAGATTGGGCAAAGGCAAAGGTTAAATTATCACCTATTACGCCCCCGTTCCCAGCAATGTCAGTTAGTATAAATTGTGTTTCGGTAGAACTTGACAAGGCTACTGAACACCTAAACCAACCGCTTCCCACCGACTCAATTTTAGCAAGTGAACCAACGCCAAAAGCAGTTGCGCTTTGTGTTGATAGGTTAAACTCTGCACCATTGTTATACCCTCCATTTAAGATGCTAAAATTTGTCCGAGTACCAGCTTTAGCAAAAATACTTGTAGTCCTTGCCGCACTTGCGTTTGTTTGACCGAAGGTTGGGGCGCTAACACCTGTAGACTGGATTAAAAATGCCGTACTCCCTCCGTTGGGGTCAGTTTGACCACTTGTTAAAGTCAAGTTATTTTTAGACCAAGCCGCATCCGAAAATGTGTTTGAGTACGTCAACAAATTAGTCCGCACCTTTTCAATTAGGCCGTCACTTTGCACACGGGTGGCGCTTGAGGCACGGCTGAAGGTTAGGTCGCCCGTACCATCGGTCGGCTTAACCGAGTAAACCTTTTGGTCTTTGTATCCCGAAGGGATCATTACCAGACTTGCGTCATCAAAAAAACTCATATCAATTCAAAATAAATAGTTGGTCAATTAAGCAGTCCTCTCCCTCCAATGTTGCTCCGTCATCGGTCATACGCTGAATGTACGTATCAAAAATATCATAATAGGTGTCCTCACCCAGATCCTGCAAGGCAGCAGTCAAACAATCAAAGCCCTCAAACGTGCCTCCATCGTTCAGCACCCGAGTCTCAAACTGCTCCACGATCTCATTAGCAGGAGCGAAGCACGGAGGGGCTGACTGATTCTGGATAGACAAAGTAGTCTCGTCCACTTGGCCAAACCAAGTAGAGCAGTACACTACTCCCCACGATATAAAATTGCTCACTTCTTTTTGCTTAAAAATACCCGGAGCTTCTGGATGTTGCTCCTTTTGATTCCGTATCTATTCATAAATACCATCCGTGAAATGATTGCCCATCCGTAGGATACATCTCCCCATTCTGGTTAGCGTAGTACTCCGGAGTAAGGCTGCCGTAAAAAGTCAAGTAATTGACTAAACGTCTGCCATAATGCTCTGCCGTATCTCGTTCCTTCTGGATCAAATACTCCAGCTCGCTCTTGTCGATGCTCTCGCTATTCTCGCTCTGCTTCTTAAATACTCCCCCGTTGCTGACCTTATACGTCAAAAACGGAAGCAGCTCCACCATCGTGTAATGCACCAGTACATCCTGCACGTAGTCATTCATCAAGGTAAGGTAGTTGCCCGTGAGGGTATTTGCCAGCACATCGTTCTTTAGTTTATCGTACAACGCAGTACCGAGCAACGCTTGGATATGTATGTCCTGCGAGGTCTTGATATACTGCACCATCTGATCACGATCTACGTTACCGGATATAGCGGTACGCTTTACGATATCATCGGGTGAAACAAAGAGAGCGTATGCCATATTTAATAAACCCGATTGCTCGGATATTGCGACTATTTGGGTATCCCTTTACTCTGAGCGTAAGCAGGAGTATAGCCTTGGTAGTCCGAATCGATAGGTGCGATAGCGACCTCCTTTGGGTTCTTAGGTAGCTTGAATCCTTGACGTACTGCTTCGTTTACGTTAATGATAGTTGTGCCACTCAAAGTGCCGCCACCATAGATCTCGCCATCCTTCGTCAATTTCTTGCGATATACCCTACGTTCCCAGCGATGGTAGCAGTTAGCCCCACCCTTGTACAACCAAACGCTGTAAGAGGCTCCCTGCGCTTCTGCGCCCCCGTTAGAGCTTAGTTCCTTGATGTCCTCCATCCGATATACTCTCTTAGCAGCGATAAGGCTACGGCAGAGGGTTCTGCTTGGCCCCGGATTGCGGTTTTTATTTGCAATAGCACCAACGGCATAGAAGTAGCGTACCTTGTATCTCTTCGAATCTTGCTCGCTGGGATCCTGCGCCACAAGTTCAGTCCGGGAGTTTAGGTATGCCTCGACATCGTACTCCTCTTCCTCGCTATCGACTATCTCGCTATCGACCATCTCGTAGTCGCTAAGTAGTTCCTCTTCGCTCTCCCCGATATTCTGAAGCTTTGCTACCAGTTCAGCAGCAAGCTCCTCCATCAGAAAAGGGAGGCCATCCCTTCCCCCCTTCTGCGACTTCATCTGCGTAATAACGGCAGAAGAGTTACCCACGAAAAGAGCCTGCGCTACTTGTGGTTCGAATTGTAGCATCTGTACGAGGAACGTAATCGCTTGGTCTTGCGTAAGCACTCCCTCCGTAACGGCTCTCATAATATCCAGAGAGCTGGCGATCTGAGCACCATTGTACGATGCATCTTTTTTGATAAGATCCTCTGTTGCCTCACTTACATCTGCAACCGGGGCACCTTCGACCACGATTTCATCGCTTACCTCTTTGACGTCAGCAAACTCCGCAGGAGTCAATGTCCTAAAGTATAGGTCGAGGCTTACGTTATTGTAAGCAAGAATCATATCCAAGCCCGCAGCGATCTGCTCCTGCTTAGGCCGGATCACCGTGTTGTCCAACAGATTGAAAGCATTCTTAATCTCATCGGCATTACTACCCAATCCAGCAGTACCATCCTTTACCCCAAAGAGCATAGGCGAGGTGATCCGATGCGATACCAGAATCTTGCTCGTGCTCTCGCTACTTAGGAACTCATACTGAAGGTGAGCCTCCGATAAGGTAACGGGCTCGATAGTAGCAGCTTTTTGGCTATCATCGTTGAAGGCGAGGATATACTTGCCTGCGTTATTGCTACCGCTCCACTTCTGTTTAATTGCAAAGTCGATATTGTCCTGCTCTTCCTGCGGTGGGATGCCGTTATTAAAGTTAATGATCATCGAAGGAGCCAGTCCGTTCTTGATATTGTTGATATGGTAGTTGGCAATCTCTTCCTCCATCTCAGCATACGGCAGCCCGCCTTGGTAATCCACCGGTGAGTAGTAGTACGAGCCACTCCGGTACGGGCGTATGTAAAGGATCTCTGCTTTATCGGATGCTGCTCCGTATCCAAACGCTGGGATGCGCTCCGCTTGATTCTTATTTCGAACCTTACTCCAATCGTAAGCCATATAGTAGGCCTCGATCTCTCCCTCTTCGTTGCACTTCTCTGCCCTTAACGTCTCGACTGGGATGTGATATACCTCCGCTATCTTGCTCTTGTCCGCAGTATAGATAATCTGGAACGCTCCATTGCCGAGCATATAGTAGTCATTTACTACCCTCTTAAGTTGCTCGGGCTGGATAAGCCTACGCAGCTCCAGATACCCGGATGGGTTAGCATCAGAGTTCGAAGCATCGATTCCCTTGCCGTAGATAATATCCACGATGCCCGTGATCACTGCGTTATTAGTAGGTGAGCCGTTAGCCCTATCGATAAGGTAGTTAAAAAACTGATTGTCATCGCCATACTCCACCCAGCTCAAGCGAGGGTTCTCGCTGATTTGTGGCGTGGTATAAGACGCCAGATTGATTAGTCGGATATTATTCGCCATAGATCACAAAGTCATTGTTCATAGTGCGCTCAGTAGTCTGCAGCACAGGTTGATAGTTATCGATTGTGCCACCACTCGGCAGCATATAAATTTTGTCAATGGTCAGCACCTTAGCATCGTCCGCACCTAAACCCGTGAGCCCAGTCGTTACGCAAGCCAGAGCCTCGATTGTCCCTGCATCCGCTATCACCCTATCCTCGTATTGGTTAGCGACTCCTGCTGCGTACCTCTGATCTTCAAGGCGTAAAATGTAGGGTACTTCCGGATCAAGTGTTGCGCTATTATACGCAAATGTAAGCTCCCTTGTGTCTTCATCAAAAGATGGGCTCACGAGAGTATAGGTAATAACCTCTCTCGTGTCCTTATTTACGAACTTGGCTTGTATGCGCCAGTAGTCTCCGTAGTTCGTGAGGTCATCGTTTCCGTACTTCCAGTCACGGATTGGCAAGGTGATATCCTGTTGGGCATTATATGATAAGAAAATCATACCTAAATAACCCAAAGTCGCTACAAAGTGGGATATGCCTCAACAAAAAAGGAGGCCGAAGCCCCCTCTTTATCTTTATCCATTGGATAATTACGCTCCGAATACCATCGTAGGCTTCGTTCCAGATAATCCAGCGAATGGATCATTTGCAATCGCACCCTTTAGGAAGTTAGCAGGCACACGCTCTTGGCCTGTGAAGGTTACGTTGTATCCCGTTAGGTCTGCATAAGCAGCGCCCGTTACGATAGATCCACCCGTTACCTCTGCTCCGTGCTCCAATCCCATAAGGAAGGCATTGCCGTTGTTGTCCTCGACCACGATAATCGGGCGAGCCCAAGCCAATAGCTTGATCTGCTTATGCGATTCAGCGGTCTGCTTCTTGAGAACAATGTTCAGAACCTGCTCAAAGAACGTGGTGCCGTTGTCACGGCTGGAAGTGATTGCCTGCTCAAAGTTAGAAGTTCCTTTGAGGTCATATACGTAAGCAGAAACTGCTGCAGTAGCAAGCTGAGAAATGACATCCGTGTTAGCGGTATCATAAGCAACTGCTGAGAGGCTTATTGAGTTGATGAAATAAACTTTGTTCAGACCACCTACTTGGTCTTTACACGGCTCTATGCGACCGAGGGTGAAGGTACAAGACATTTTTTTATTGAATTAAAAAAGGGGGCGAGGGCAATGCCCGGCCCCCCTTATTGTTTATTTATTAAACTTAGATTAAGCGTAGTAAACCACGTCTGCTCCGAAACCGACCTGCACTCCTGCAGTAAATCGCATTACGAAACGTACATTTTTGCTACCATCGAGGTCGCTCATGTCCAAAACCTTCACTTCGTTGGTATCGTTCAAAAGCCCGCAACCGAAGTATAGGTTTGACTTCTGAGCCAAGACCATCTTGTTAGATCCAAGCCCTGGAGCGTGGAACAAACGAACGCCATCAAAGAATAAGTCTTGACCAGCGAACCAAGTGGTACCCTTATTGTCAACACCATTTGAACCAAGACCAGAAGCACCGAAACCGCCAAGGGCACGGACATAAGCCTTAAATACATTGGTAGGAACGTACAAGTAAAGGTCATCCTTTCCGTATACTGCGTTTGGTGCTGCATCAAGTACACGACCCATCTCTGTCAAGACGTTGGCGGAAGTAATGCCACCAGTAACGGCAGTTACATCGATAACGGTTGTATCAGCAGCGAGGATAGTTTGGAATCCGTTGAACTCACCAGCACTTGCAGTTGCTCCAGTCCAGATCTTAGACTCGATCCACTCAGATACTTTGGCAGCGTTGTAGCCGATGAAGTAATCCACGAAGTTCGTAGGAAGCTGGTCGAATGCAGAGTAACCCATCTGGATGGCTTCCCAATCAGACTCGAAGTTACTTTTGCAAAGCTGAAGGTTTACCTGCAAGAACTCTGGCTGAAGGATAGCCTCGTTCAAAGTCAAAGTAGAAGTGTCTGTGAAGTCACAGGTCTGGTCTTTAACGATATCGTTCAAAGCAACCCTCTTTAGGACTTGCTTGAATTTTACGTTGGGGATTACCTCGATTCCACCCTTAGCGATAGTATCGCCAGATAAAAGGGCAGCAGAGATATAACGTCCGGCAAATTCACCGGCATACGTTGTGGTCATTGAAG